CACCGTCCATGTGTACTATGAATCCCTGGAGTGTACCTGTCCAGTCCTCAGCTGCCTGTTCATACTTCTTCTTCAGCTTGAACAATGCCATGTTGTTTTCCTCGGAGTAGGGGGCACTGGGGTAGAGACATCTTTTCTTCGGGTTCCAGTGCTTCTTCATCAAGTTACCGATGAGCAACTTGTTCACGTTTACAAACTTGGTCTCCCCATTTTGGTAGAGACGCAATCTTACGTTCAATCCTGATGAACCGTAGGTTTGGTAATTAATGTTAATCATAAAAACTGCTTTTAATCATGTCAAAACCGGGCAATTTTATAACATTTTGTGCACAAATTGTGACATGAAAGGCGAATTTTGAAACTGATTAACCTATTAGTGTACTGCTAAAATAGGACAATGAGATTCCCTACAACTCATTGTTTTTCATTTAGTTATCAAGAATCTCGTACCACTTGTTTGGGTACTGAGATTTTGATGATTGCGGAAGATGAGGGCATAATAAATACCGACACCTAACCTACACTATTTCAGTTAATTACAATTTCCAAACTGGCAAATTATGTAACATCTCGTGTACAGGCCGTTTTTAAAAGTCACCGGCTTCTTGCTGCAAATATATGAAATAAAGACCAATACAGAATCACAAATAAACAACATTTATTATACATTAACAATAAAAAACCGGGCAATGATGCCCGGCCTAATGAAATGTATGAGTAAAATTAGAAGAAAAATAGCAATGTCTAATTCAGAAATTATATGTACCAGTTATCCTCGTTGGGATTGTATTGTCGTTCAAATGAAGCCATCGCAAAGTCAGATTTCGGATCACCTGAATCACGGTCTATCTTTCTCGGGATCTGAGGATTGAGCTTGAACTTCGATGCATGGAGCAGCCATGTAAGACTGTCCTCATACATCAGTCTTCTCGTCTCCGATATGTTCGTTGGACTGATGAGCTGATGGAGGTAGTACAGCGAGATCCTTGTCATGTGTGTTATCACGTTCAGGTTTCTCGGCTCCCTTTCAGCAATGTTCACACCAACCTCAATCACATCAGCATTCGGATTGATCACAGCCTTGAATACTGTATTGTCTGACACTACATAGTCTGTGCTGTCCTCTCCGAAATCATAGTTCACGCTGGTGGTATAGTCACCGATCAGTCCCCAGTTGTCACTGTCATGGGGATTTACCGTAAGGTCTATGTCTTCAGTCGTAAGGAGTGTGTAGAAATGGCCGTTGAAGCTTACCACGTCATTCACTGCATGTTCATCGTTTGGCTCCCATGGTGTATGCTCAACCTCAACCCATGCGTTTACTCCAGGAATCCTGATGTTGTTGAAATCAAAACCGTTAGGCTTGGCACACCTGTAATACTCAGTGCCGTATGAAACCAGGTCATTTAGGTTGTAAGTCTTCAGCTGGGAGTATTTCTTCACGCTCTCCAGGTCAATCCCTGCATAGTCCTCTACCAGTTCCCAGTATGCGTCAAGTGTCGGTTTCTTTATTCCGTTGATTGCCGTAAGTGACTGGTAGATGACTTCGTTCTTCTTGAAATAGACACCTGATGGGTATGATATGAGATAGCTGTAGTCCCTTATCGACTTTCCTACTGCCAGGGCCTTCTCGATCTCATAATACTGGTCGAGGTATTCAAGCATCTTCATCTCTGCTGCCATCTCAGCCTGTGGAATACGGTCGGGAACCTCCCTGATGAGCTGTTCCAGCCCCTCCTCTGTTATGATGGCCAGATAGTCCCTGTTTGTTAAAAATCTGCGATAGTCCATTCTAATATACTTATTTATATATTAATAGTCAAAATCTCCGTAAACAACGGTTCCAGAATCAACGGTTGTAACGGCCTCCACTTCACCGCTCCTGTATTTCGAGTATTCTTCTGAAAGGAAATACACAACGGCATAGTCGAAGCAGTCTGAAAGGTGTCCATATCTTTCGACTTTATTTCCACTCTCATCGGTAACTTTCTTCTTCTCCTTTGTACCGTCAGCATTCTTCTTCTGGTATACAAGGTCGTCAATAAACCTTCTGCTGCGGATATCGATGAAGATCTGCCAACCGTGAAATCCCTCAAACAATTCATTTATAAACTCCAATCTCGTCTTCATTGCCGGCTGCTTTGAAAGTAGCTTCAATGATGGTCTGAGGACTGGGGCATTAAGGTTCTTCAGTGCGATGGTAAAGTTATTCACACCATCCTCAGTCTGAGTAGACCTTGCCAGTCCTGCAGGGTCTCCAGTCACCAACACACCTCCCTGCTGGTTCCAGTTCTTACCCATCAGGTCATGTCTGATAAGCTTAGTAAAGGCAGGGGTGTTGTTGTATGCAGGTGTATTAAGTTTCAGGTCTTTCGGTTTGCCTACAAACTCAGGGAACACATATATCCTCTTGTTAGTATAGTCAAACTGGATCGGAAGACATGACATGTATGGGGCAACGTTAAAGTCGAAGCTGAGTACAAGAGGTCTGAGAGGATCATAGTATTTCTCCTTCAGGTTCTGGAACAGGTGCTTCTCACCGTCAAAGCTCCAGTATGCAGCCATCGTATTTCCGTCGACAAAATCCCAGTTACCGTAAAGCAAGCGCAGCCTGGTTGCCTTGTCACGTATCTTTGACAGCTTATTGAAGTAGATTGCCCTGAACTTGTCATCAGGATTGTCGAACAGGCTGAATCGTATGAACCTGTAACCCTTTGGTAATTTAACAGGTAGTCCGTCATCATCCTGAACGAAAGTCTTTCTCGGCCAGTTCAATGTAGGGTTACATGACATCAGGATCTTACCTACGACAAACGTCTCGGCAATCCTGTAACGAATACGAGAGGCCAACACTTCGACAGCCTTCTCAGAGATCTCGGCAACCTCATCAATGAAAGCACCTGTAATTTCAAGAGATCCCAGATTGTTGTAGTCGGGATCTGATGGCTGAGGTGCAAGGTCAAGCTGTGAAATGGTTGATCCGTTCCAGAATATAATGACACCATCGGCATTGTTTATATGGTAGTTGACATCTTCTATCAGCTTCCATTCATCCAGTATGTTCTTGATCGTCTTCCATGTGGTCTGCTTCAGGACCTTCAACTCCTTACGTGCTACAACCATGGATATCTTTGGAAATCTGATGCAACTGGAAACGAGCCATGCACTTCCGAGATAGGAATTGTGAGTGACCGTAAAATCATCAGCGCAATACAACCCATTCCAGTCAGAAACCGTAATACAAAAACTCTTTTGCTCACCTATAGGTTCTACCTTTATAATATCCTTTGTATAAGCATTCGTATTGACATAGATAAGCTGCTCTCCATTCAGTTTGAATATTCTGGCAAACATACCAAGAGAGCGTGCTATAAATGCAAGGTCGTCAGCTTCGTCCAAATAACTGCATTTGTGTAATACGACATCTCCAGACAGTTTAAACGTCCCTCTTTCATACAATCTCTTATATAAATAATTTCTCCGTACTTCAACTGGTGTGAACCTTATGCTTTGACTTTTGCAATCAAACCATTGTACCGGCTTACATAATGGTATGGAAACATAATGTTCATCCAAGAAGAATGGTAAGTGTACGGTTTCTACAGGATCGGCACATTCATCGCCATCTGTAAATATCTTCCACAAATGTCCTTCAGAGCATTCAATAGAGGTTCCATCAGAGAAATAGATCCTGTAAAACTCAAATGTTCCCCATGGATGGATGCCTATAATTTCCTGACCATATCCAGTTGTTGGACTGGTTATTATATCTCCTACTTCAGCATCTTTTAGTTTGATTAAACATTTAGGAGAAATTAGTAAAGTATTGATACTGAGGCACTTACCGCCACCTGCCGAGCCGCCACTGAGTATCTGCTCCGGTATGTCATTATTACCGCAGTTCTTGCACACAGGTTCATAAAGAATGTGACCTTCCTTATCAGTTCCACACTCACGCATTTCCAGCTCACCGCCACACTTGTCACATCGATTGGGCTGAAGCGCATTCCATAACTCGTACTGTCTT